AGTAGTAGAAGTATTAAAAATCTCATGTATGATTTCATTTTACTATCACCGTGTCGTCTGTGTGTAAAGCGGTACCATCAAAATATATAGATGTGTGCAACCTATCATTGCCCCATATGAAAACATTTTCAGTCCTACCGTCATCCACCGGCGTCACATCTATGTAATCGTTATCTCTCTTCCATACACTGTGTTTGATAGCGGTCCATTGATCAGATGATTCGCTGACTGCTAGGTAATATCCCTGTATGCTCTCTCCTCCATACCATTGCACCTGCCTTTGGACATTAGAATGACATCTGTTTATTTGTGTGTGTGGTCGAGGATCTATGTTTAAAACAACAACATTTGGACAATCCAGTGTTTGTTGTATCTCTTTCAGTTGCGGGTCTTCCATGCCCGGAAGGCGAGCATCTGTTATTTTTGTAATATTTTCCATCCGGATCTCATTAGTCTGTTATACATATGGCTTGCATGTATTGTAGCAAAATTTAACCCAAGTTCCAAGCATTTTCTTTTTAGATTGCCAACAGTTCCGTGGTGTTTTCCCTCTGGAGAAATCAAAATCCATTTTTTTGAATTAGGATTTTTATCTCCCACTAATCTACCTTTGTTGGCCATGCTTATGAGTTTTTTAGTTTTTTCTGATTGTTTTTTCCCATACATTGGATTATTCTTGCCGGAGACTGCCTCGCTGATCTTCGCTTTGGATTTTGCTGTATGTCTCATTGGTCCATATCCTCCTGATTGTATCTGTTTGAGATGTCTTTTTAGCCTCTGCTGTTCTGCCTTTCTTTTATTTCCATATATCTCTATATATGTTTTACCTTTGTGGTTAGGCGGTAAGCCACCTCCATCTGTGAGATTGTAACCATTGGGTGCTATTGTGTTATACTTGTCAATATATGACTGTTCGTTGTCTACATTATCTTCTGCTATCACTTTGAACTTGATTTTATTCAATCCATACTTCTTGATCGCTTGGAATACAAGTTTACTTCCTTGATTGTGTCTATGGGCCGCCCAACGTTCAGTAGGATTCGTTGTGTATCCTATGTAGGATTTATTGTTTGTTGTGTTGGTGATTTTATATATGTAACCCATACATATATTTATGACTGAACTCGTCAGTTATAACTTAAATTTAGAGAACTGACCTTTCTTAACATCTTGTTTGATGCCACCAACTATGTATGATTGAACTTGAGTTTGTTGGGGAGCCACCTGCATGCCTTTGCTTGACAGCCAGTGTGTGGTCCACGGCAGTGGATTCTGTGTCGCTGAATGATCGTATAATGCATCGTAGCCCAAAGCCCTCAGTCTCTTGTTGGCAGTCCATTCAACATAGTTGCCCAACAGCTTCTCGTTCAGTCCTATTATTGATCCGTCCTTGAAGAGGAACTTGCTCCATGCCTTCTCCTCGTCCACGACCTGTTTGAACATCTTGATGACTTCTGCGTCACACTCTTTGATCACACCTTTCATCTCTTTGTCGTCGCCCGCCTGCCAGTTCTTGATGATGTGTGTTGTTATGGCCAGGTGTTGTGATTCATCCCTTGCGATCAATGACAGTATCTTGGCGGAACCTTCCATCAGTTTCAGTTCACCGAATGCGAATGTGCAGGCGAATGACACGTAGAATCTCAGTCCTTCCAGTAGGTTGACGTTCATCATGGCCAGGAACAGTTTCTTCTTCAATATTTTAGTGGAGCCCTTGCCATTGACGTCCCACTGCTTGGCGTATTCTATGAAGTCGTCGTAGTACTTGGTCACTGACCTAGCCCTCTTCAGTATCTCCTCGTCCTCGAGTATGGTGTCAAACACCTCTGCTGGATCTGGGTAGATGTTCTTGATGATGTGTGTGTATGATCTGGAGTGTATGGTCTCGAAGAAGTCCCACGTGACTATGCAACTCTCCAGCTCAGGCAGTGAACAGTATGGCAGGAACGCTATGACTGGTCCCCTACCCTGTACACTGTCCAACAGTGTCTGGTACTTGAGGTTTGATGTGAATATGTGTTTCTGTTCTGGACGGAAGTTCATGTAGTCTGCCCTGTCCTTCTGCAGTGATACCTCTTCTGGTCTCCAGAAGTAGCCCAACTGTGTCTGTGTCAGTTTGTCGAACACAGGGTACTTGAACGTGTCAAATCTCTGCACGTTCTGTTCCTCGCCAAAGAACATAGGTTGTTTTGTGAAGTCAACGTTACTCTGGTTAAAAACTGTCTTGCTCATAATTTATTGATTCTTTATATTGTACAGGCATCGCACGTTTCATCATCTTCACCGTCGACGTCAGTACTTATCTGTTGTGCGGGCTGTTGTGCGGGCAGTTCCACATCCTCGCCATCATCGGTGTCAGTCACGGCACTGATCCCAGCCGGTTGTATGTCTTCTTCCTCACCCTTGAAGTCGTACGTGTTCTGGTAGTATGAGGTCTTCCAACCAAGTTTGTATGCCGTCAGCATGTCTTGTGCCATGACTGATAGCGGGACTTCGTTGTTCTCGAAGTGTGTGGGATTGTAACTCCAGTTGCCTGATATGGCCTGATCGAAGTACTTCTGCATCATGGCAACAACATTGATGTAACCTTCATTGCTTGGCATGTCCCATAGTAGTGTGTAATCGTTTTTGAGTTTGGGGAACCCCGGAACTATCTGTTTCAGTGGACCTTTCTTGCTCTTCTTGATCGACAACAGTGCTCTCGGTGGCTCGATGCCGTTTGTCTCGTTTGAAACCACGGAACTGCTCTCACTTGGCATCTGTGCTGACAGTGTGCTGTGTCTCAGTCCATGTTTGGCGATGTCTTTCCTTAGACTCTCCCATGCCATCCTCTGTTTGTGTGGCACGATCTTGTCCACGTCTTTCTTGTAATGATCTATTGGCAATAAGCCATCTGCGTATTTCGTCCTGTCAAATCCTTCACACTTGCCCTTTTCCATTGCTATGTTGCAACTCGCTCTCAACAGGTGATATTGGAATGCTTCTGAAAGTCTGTCGACCAGATCCCATGCTTTTGGATCTGAATACTTGACACCATGCTTCGCCAAGTAGTGTGCCAGTCCAATGTAACCAACACCTAGGCTTCTTCTTCTCTTGGTGCTGACCTCCGCCGCCTTGACTGGATAGTCCTGGTAGTCTATGATCTGTTCCAGTGCCCTGACTGCCAGGTCACATATGCTCTCCAGTTCGCCCAGGTCATTCAGTCCACCCACGTTGACTGCTGAAAGGATGCAGAGTGCGATCTCCCCTTGGTCATCGTGTATGTCCTGTATGGGTGTTGTGGGTAACGTGATCTCCTGACACAGGTTACTCATTGAAATCTTGTCTTTGAATGAACTGTGTGAGTTACAGTGATCCAGGTTCATTATGTAGATACGTCCTGTCTCTGCTCGTTCCTTCAATAGGTCGCCAAACAGATCCTGTGCTGGAACTGTTTTCTTTGGAATGGTCTTGTCAGCCTCGTACTTCAAGTACAGGTCATCGAAGTCTTCCGTGCCGAATGCTTCGTACAGTCCCGGTGCTTGGTGTGGTGATATCAATGTGATGTCTCCCTCGTTCATGAATCTCTCGTAGAACAGTTTCGAGATCTGTATCGAGTAATCCAATTTCCTTACCCTGTTGTCCTCTGTGCCCTTGTTGTTCTTCAGCACAAGGACGTCTTCTATCTCTGGGTGCCATATTGGGAAGTGGACGGTCGCACTACCACCCCTCACACCATTCTGTGTACAACATCTCACTGTTGCTTCAAACTTCTTGAGGAACGGAACGACTCCTGTGTGTTGGACCTCTCCACCTCTGATCCTGCTGTTGATACCTCTGATGCGTCCTGCGTTGATCCCTATGCCTGCTCTCCTGGCCACGTACAGACCAATGGCCATGTCGCTTGAGAATATGCTTGGCAGTGTGTCATCGCTGTCTACCAACACACAACTAGCGAACTGTCTTATGGGAGTTCTCACTCCTGCCATCACTGGCGTTGGAATGTTTATCTTGTGTAGTGATATCGCATCGTAATATTTCTTGACATAACTTAATCTTGTCTTTGTTGGATACTCCGCGAACAGTGTTGCCGCGATCATCATGTACATGTCCTGTGGTGTCTCGTACAGTTGTCCTGTGCTTCTGTCCTGCACCAGGTACTTGTCACATATCTGTCTCAGGCCCGCGTATGTGAATTTGAGATCCCTGTCTCTCTTGATCCATGTGTTTAATTTCTTGATCTCTGTCTTGTTGTACTTTTCAAGGATGTCTTTGTCATACACACCTGATCTGATGTTCCTCAGGATCAGTTTC